TTGTTTTTTATTTGTTTATTATTTTTATGCGTAGTCATACTGATATATTATACGCACACATTATTATATCTTTTCCGCTTGGTTTACCAAAGCTTGTTCGGGGTCCATAAAATAACGTTTATTGCGATAACGTATAGAATCCATATATCTAAATAGCACTTCGGTTACTACACAAAGCCCCTGTTTACTAATATCTTTGGTATCTTCGTCATGATAATCCCCCATAGAATTCTCGTCCTGAAAAGGGGTTTTGCAGTATTCCCCGTTCATGATGCAGCGTAAACGTGCGATAATATCCGCTTTGGTAGCCTGAAAACATCTTGCTCCTCGATTATTGTACTTATCGCCCATGCTCTTGATTTTGAATGCAAATCTTGGCGCAGTTACAATAAAGCCTATCTCTGGAAAGAGATCACGAATTTGCACTAAGAAATGGTTTGCGACAGGCAACTTAAAATCTTCATAATCAACTGGAGTTGCCGGAACAATATCATCACCTATCATTATTAAACGATAACGTTTGCAATCTATAATCACAACTGCCTTTCTATCATCATGTATTACTGTATGTTCATCCATATATTTTGCAAACGCGGTATCGAATAATGTGTATGTGCCATTATTTTTTGATTTGTTATGTATCTGTGTTAGCATAAGGATTTTATCATCAGCATTAAGCTCGTCTATATAATGACGCATCACGGCATTCTCATAGAATTTTCGCGGAATATTATGTTTATCGAAAATTAATTTTTGGGTTTGCTCGGTAGATGCATACTCATACCAATCCGACTTTGAAGTAATTGCAATGTCCGGCATAGTTTCTTGTAGATGACCCATGATAGAATTTATACGGTCGACAATTTCACGGTAGCGTGCCACTTCGTCAATATTTGTATCGTCGTCAATCGACTCTGTAATATCATTTTTAAACATGATCTTGTCTCGCTTGTATTCAATGGGCGCAGATCGTTCCAACACACTTATTCGTTCGTCATTTATTTCAATGGGCTGGAATGCATAATATTTTTCACGGTTAACTAAGGTGCCGCGTCTTCCGGTTTTATCAATAATAATTTCCCCGCCGTTATCAATCATTTGAGAAAGAACGAAGAATATCTGCTCTCTTGGATATTGGTTCTGTAAATTTATGTGTTGAATGAGGTCTGTTTGTGTATAAACATGTGCTTCTTTAAACGCACTGTGCACCCGTCGAGCAATCGCATCATAATGCATACGAGCAAAATGGGCGCCATATGTATTGCTATCCCGAATTGACGGGTCATATGTATTCGCACCATTGCATGTATAGCTGCAGTTGTCTTTATAATCACATAGCTGCGTAAATGGCATGTCGCCAGGTTTAAATGGAACAACGTCTCCGGTAGACAGTTCAATCTGCATCTCAGTTCCTGAGATGGCAGCCAAACGTTCAGCGGTAAGTTCTGATTGACCAATGTTAAGGTGACAGTCAACACTCACCTCTTTGAGTACACGTGTGATATTGCCTATTTGTTTGGCCTTTGTCTCTGCAAGACGATACATATACATATCGACCGTCTCCTTTTTCTCATCATGACAACCATGTAAGTATATTTCTACATTTCGCTGATTTACCGGAAGAGATATATGACTTCTAAAACGGACAGCACGACCAATGATTTGTTCAATGCGATTCATATTATACCATGGGTCGATTACATGGACTTGGCGTATATTTTTAAAGTCAAGACCTTCCGCTGCCGCCTTCGATATGAGTATTACTTTGACGTGTTCGCCGTAGGTATTATCACTTCTGACAATTCTCTCCAAATCAGCGGCATTATTATGTGATAAGTAAGGGTCGCCGGTAATAACACAATATTTTGCTTGTCGGTAGTTGTCCGGTTTCAACATTAATTCCTTTTCTACCATTTCAATCGAATCAATTCCCGCAGTTTCAGATACCTTGAGTAGAGGCTTTACGCCGGATGTACTGCTATATCTACCAAAACCCATTTCTTCCAAAGCAATTGCCATGGGTACGATACCGCTATCAATAAATTGACTATAAATAAGAATGATACCGGTGCTCTTTTTTACAATTTTGCAGATTTCGGCAATCTTGGCACTGTAATTACCAATCTTGTCGTGAGCGAATATACGTCCATACTCTTTGAGGATTTCCGGTTTATATGAGTATTGATGCTTCATCATGATGGTGGAATCCTCGCGTTTTACAGTTTCTTGTTTGAAGTTCATTACCTCGGCAAACCCCTCACGACCAACACGCTTTTTTGTTGGATATGTAATTACATTCGCCTCAATTGGTTTCAGTAGCAGAGTATAACCAAATGTTTGCATGTTCTCCATGTTCACTTTCTCCGACCCCTTGATTTCCTGGATAATATCATTATACGTTTTTCGTTGGTGTCCGGTCATCTTATGAGTATATACTTGCGTATATTCAAGAGGGGTTGTAATTTCAATGCCATTAAATTGTTGCGATGGATAGTTACTGATAAGCTTGTCTGGTGAGAATGTGTCGGGATATACCCTGAATGGAAATGAATATGGGTTCTCCCCACGAACGAATGATACATAACCAGTAAGTTTGCGACGAATAAGTTCTTCACCTGATTCGTTTTCGGTATCATCGGGTTCCTTAAACGACTCATTAGAGAACACATCCCCTTCTTTGATGACGCTCCGTCCATCGTTTGCATTAAGTAGGTTTGTAATCCATATAATTTCAGATTGTGAATTATACATTGGTGTTGCTGATAACAACAATATTTTCATATTTTTGCTGTATCTTGCAACACGTAAAAACAATGTGCCGATTTGCTTTTTCTTGTTGTCAGAGGTTGTACGAATATTATGCGCCTCATCAACAATAACAAGACGGTTATCAAATGTTTTGCGAATTGATTGTATTTCTCGTTGTTTACGTTCCGACTGGTTTGCTACCTCGTCAGTGATCGTCATGGACTTCTGCATAAATCGGGAAAACTCCACATAGCCCATAAATAGGTAACTGCTCTTGATAAGATTCTGGATTTGCCGGACAATTACTTCTCTTGCTACATCTTTGGTGTGTGTCGGATTAACTTCATGTATCAGTTGCTTACTAACACATGCACTAATATTCCAGTAGCCATTTGTTTTTTCTAACCGTGCCTCATTAAACAGTTGGCTCATAAAGCTTTTTTGAACATTGGGCGACGCAACAATAATAATTCTCTGACGAATATTATTTTGTTTGTTGTAAAGCCTTACATCCTCGGCGACACCGATTGCACTACATGTTTTGCCGGTTCCTACACCATGATACAAAAGCAGGCCATTATAAGGTGTTTCTGCGGACATAAAGTTTTTTACAAATAGCTGGTTGGGTGACAATTCGAATTCAGCATTTTCATACTTCTTTATTTCTTCTTCTATATTCCCCGCTTTATCGCGATTCAATGTCTCGGCAAACTCATGTTTTTGCGCAATTTTAACGCTGAAATTAGGGTCGTCCAATGTAGGATAAAGTGGTTCAAACGCGGCGTTAGTCTGTCTTTCATATCGCTCTTTTTTGTTCATATATTGATTATACTCAGACGATTCAACATCTTGTGGTACTGGTCCAAGGTTATCTTCGAAATTTGCATCATCTCCCTCCTTATCTATAATAAATGAAGGGATTCTCTTGTCCATGTTATTGACATAGTTTTCATCGATATTCTGTAGAGGCAAATCAATCGCTCGTTCTACATTAGAAATCACTGTATCTTCTACCATTCCTGGTACAGATTCAACTATAGGCGTTTCAGTTGGTTCGGTTGGTATATCAATCGTCCGAATTTCGTTTTGTTTTTTAAGGATCGCCTCTATTAACAATTTTCTATTACTGAGACCATAAATGAATTTTCTACCAGTGGGTTTATTAGTTAATACCGAATAGATGTCGCGTAAATAACTATTTTTATACCCCTCATAATCTGCATAAGTAAGCATCCCTTCATGATTATATATTACCCGTTCATCAATGGTTATGTCTTGTTTTGGCTCTGGTGTAAAAAGCCCTATTATTTTTCCAGGTGCGTCTTTAATTGTGTCAAATAGAGACGCAGGTTCAGTCTTACTATCTTTGACACATTTAAAATTATCATCACGAACAAACCCGACATCACATACCTTTACACAACGATTTGTCTTTGGGTTAAGTTCTTTACCGGACGGACATGGTTTCATTGAGTATACAATACCATGATATTCTTTTATGCCTAAACGGACGTTGATATTAAATTTTATACAGCATATACGTTGAGAGAATACGATTTATGTTGTTGATTACAAGTATTTTTTCTATGTTGTAGTTTCTAATTTTGCTGCAACACTCATCAATAGTCAACCATCTAATTTGACTTACCTCATTATCATGAAACCGTCCTGGTTGAAGCGTGTCTTGGTACCGCATGTGTGCAAGATAATACTTGTGCTTATAGGATTTATAGTTAGAACCCGTAAAAATTTCTTCGAACGACCCAATGTTATTTATATTCTCGAGTTTTTGCGAAGAATATCCCGTCTCCTCCTCAAATTCACGGACAGCACAATTATAGTCTTTTTCTTGGTAATTGCGTCGCCCTTTGGGAAATCCCCACTCTGGTTCGCTCCAACAGCTTGTTGAACTTTGAATAATATTATCCATTGTTACAGTGCGTCCCAATAACGTATATCCTTCTTTTAATCGATTAAATTTATCGCGTGATGCATTTTCTTCATTTTTGTATTTAATAATATCACTTTCACCCCATAATTCATGCCATAATGTATCAAAATCATTGCCGATGATGCGTTGTTTCTCGTAAACTGTCATTTGGTCTACCATATTTGTGATGTAAATAGGGTCATACAAACTATATTTCCCTCTTAAAAAATCTATATAACCAAGAGTATCTTTACGACAAATCATCAGATATTCGATACCACGATCCGTATTTCTAAAGGCAATTACACCACTACTTGTAATAGGTAATTTACATTGATGGTATAGGTGTCCTTGTTTTCCGCAATTATTACAATAGTTGTCATTCATAACTATATTTATTGGTTGCCTTTCTTTATGTCGTTCGTGAAGGTTCCACAATTATACACGAATAACATATATGACACTTGATCAAAAAGTATGGGGTCCGCATTATTGGTTTTTCTTACATACGGTGGCCAAGAATTATCCATGTCAACCAAATCGCTCTATGAAGAGAAAGCATTATGACCTTATTATGAATATGCCGGTGTTTTTACCTCATCCAGAGGCAAAGGCATTATTCATGAAATTGCTCGATAAATATCCGGTAACACCATATTTAGATAAAGGGTCGGATTTTCGTCATTGGGTACATTTTATTCACAATGAAGTAAACAAGGCGCTTGGTAAAGGAGGTATATCAAGAGAGTATGCAAAGGAACTATATATGGAACATTATGAGCCTAAGCCATATGTCATAGAAAATTCGCATTCAATATATATGATAATGGTTTTGATAATACTCGTTGCAATTTACATAGCATTGTAAAAAATGTAAGTATAGTTTAAATGAGCATTGAATTCATATTTATTATCATAACGTCAGTCATTGTTGGGAATATTTATACTGATGGTAAGTACTACAAAATGGTAATTGCTGCAAAGAAGTACTATCAGATGGCAGGGGTAGTACTGGGTGCATATATGTTATATTGGGTGATAAAGCGTGATCCGTCGAGGGCCCGTGAGCTTGTGAAGACAACAAACGAGTGCTTAAAGACAATGCCAGTTGCAAAAAAATCAGTGTCGCCATTTTTGGATTTTGGTGTAGCACAGATGCAGGGAGGAGATGATGCCCGGAATGAAGTTATTCAAACCGAACGGATTATGAAATCAGGTAAAACGGGCACAAAAAGATCAGTTAGCGAAACTAAGAAGAAGTATGTCGCATCGAATCAAGGGTGGGCTTGCGGCGATTGCACCAAACCATTGAATGCATGGTTTGAAGTTGATCATAAGGTTCGTTTGGATCAAGGCGGATCCAATCACGTAGATAATCTGGTAGCGCTATGCAGGGAATGTCATGGTAAAAAAACTGCCATGGAAAATATGTAATCGGCAAAATCTTACCATATAGTATACTTAATACTATATGGAACCGTTATTACGACAATTATCAAAAGTATTATTTTCGAGAGAACATGGCGTATCATATTTAATCAAATTTATTGCTGTCATTACAATTGTAGTGATTCTTTTAATGAGTGTGGGTAATATTAACTTTGTAGAAATGTACGGAACCACCATTATAACTATTGCGTTAGGACTCTTTGCGGTTTACACAGCACAATACATGTTATTTAGAAAGAACATGCCCTTGCTTGAAACAAGTGATCTAATTTTAGCGGGTATTCTTTTAGTCGCTTGGGTATTCTTATACTTGTATAATGGCACAAAAGTTGACTATGAGCGACATACTTGGATTAAGTTAATTACATTTATAACGACCGCATTTGCCATTGTGGTGGGCGTATATTTGTTTGGAGCTTTATTTGGGAATTACATGCGTTCACTGAAGGGCGTTGTAGGCATTATTGCTTATATCATAATGTTCATTCCGTGCATGGTTGTAGACATGATTGATTCTGTTGCACTTGAGATTATGGGAACAACCCCTAATATGTTCACATTATATGTTCTTGAGGCCATTGCATTGGGTGGGTTGCTGTATCTTCCGCAAATTGTCCGCAAATTAACTACGTATGGATCAACCCCTATACAAATGGAACCAATATTTATCAATAAGAGAACTGCCATTAAATCGTACGATGAAATTCGAGAATATGATAACAATCCAGACGAATATGCAATTGCTGGCTGGGTTTATATAAATTCATCAACAACGCCCAAAGGAGGCGGGTCAATTATCAAGTACGGCGAGGTAGAAATCACCTATCATAATGGCATACTTATCTTTAAGGATGGAGTTGCGGAGACTGGAAAAACGAATATTAGTCTTCAAAAATGGAATCATTTTGTGATAAGCAAGTCATACAACACCGTAGATATATTTATCAACGGCAAACTCAAAGATACACGCGATTGGGCTACAGAGAAAAATACGCCATACAAATATTCTCCAAAAGATGTAATTTATGTGGGAGATAAGTCAATGAATGGAGCCGTGGGAGGAATCAAATATTTTAACGCACCTTTATCTCGTTCTGCAATTGCTCGTGAGTATAACTTCAACAGCATACTGTCAAAACCGTTTATGTAACTCATACATTACAAAAAAGTGTAATTGTAATGTATAATGAACTATCTCCTAATTAGTTTGGGTATTGTAATTGCCATACTGGCATATGTAATTTATTCATACTTTAGCGACAAGGGTACTAACCTACTCAAGTTTAGAAAGATGAACGATAGTTCACATACCATTGCGGGCTCTGACCTTTCAGAGCCATCTTCACGAAGATATGCTTATGGTTTCTGGACTTATCTCAATAGCTGGAGTACTACGCCTATGCGTTTATTGACTCGCGGGGGGTTTTATGTGGAAATTGACCGCTACAGTACCACTCTTCGCGTTAACTTCCCGATGTCCAGCGGACGTTATAATACTGTGATTACCGATAAGTTCCCGATCCAGAAATGGACGTATGTGGTTGTTAGCGTTGATAATGACGTATGTGACGTGTATATTGATGGAAAACTCGCCCGTTCATTTAGAATATACACCGGACGTGGAAGAGTGGTGTCCAACCCACCCTCTTCGACAACCGGCCTTATTGTAAGCAGTTACAATGGTTCCGCTGCTCGTATAAAACAATGGCCTCATCCATTGAACCCGGAACAAGTGTATACTGAATACATGCGCGGAAGTGGCCAAGAGCCTATGTTTGCCAACTATGGTATGGATGTATCGCTATTACGTGATAACGTGGAACAAGTTAAGGTGTCATTATTCTAATTTAGCATCAATGTAAATATTTATATAAACATTGATTCATGCACAACAAAACCTATCTGTATATTATATTATGTCTACTGAAGGGTATTATAATCGTGCAAGAGGAACGGTTGATATGGGTGTAAATGCCGCAAAAAGCTTTTACGACACTACAACCGAAACAGCTCGTAGTATTGTTCCGGCTACCACGAAAGCACTTAGTGGAATATCGTTACTTGCCAAAACCGCGTTTATTATTGGAGTTATGATTGCATTTGTTATATTGTTTCGCATGGGGATTGCACTAATCGCATGGTATAACTCACCATCAAAGTCTCCTTATATCATCAATGGAATGATGGCAGGTAATCAGCCTTATGTTGTTTCTCAGGATCCCGCCGATTCTGGTTCTGTGCCAATTCTTCGATCAAATAACGAAAAGAGTGGAATTGAGTTTACTTGGTCGACCTGGTTGTTTTTGGACTCAACCGAGCCAGGAGGCACGCGTCGCCATATATTTAACAAGGGTGTAAATAAATACATGAGAAACCGTACAGCTGTTTCGAATGGCGGTAACGGCCCGGGTCTATATTTGGATGGCGGAAATAGAAACAATTTAGTATTTGTTATGGAAACGGCAGACCCCAAAAGTCCTACGCAGTATTTATCTGTTAAAAACGTGCCGCTAAGAAACTGGTTCCATTTAGCTATTCGACTGCAAGGAAACATTCTGGATGTTTATGTGAATGGAACTATCTCCGCCCGTTTAAATCAGGAAAGTCCTCCGAGTCAAAATTATTATGATGTGAATGTTAATCAAAAGGGTGGGTTCCCGGGCCGCATCTCTAATCTACGATATTACAACCGTGCATTGGATGTATTTGAGATCAACCGTATCGTTCGCGGAGGCCCCAATCTCAAATCTGCTACAGTTGCTGCCACTCAGTCAAATACTAATTATAACTATTTAGCTCGCTCGTGGTATGCGTCACAAGAGTAGTAATTCGGTATTAGAATACTTGTAATATATAGTGTTACAATATACACTATATGTCATTATTTACGACATCTACACTATCAATTGAAGATGTATGTGCACAAAGAACTAAAAAGCAGGGGTTGTATGTACCACACAATCGTATTGAGTTGGTTTGTCCAGATGATTCATTCAGCACATTTCAATTGGACATGCGAAGAAAAGCAGAAATTTTAAAATACGATAAAACATCCAGCAAAGCAACCCCAAAAACAAAAAAAGGGTTGTTTTCATCTATTATCAATACTGATGCTGCACCCCCAAGAAAAAATGCAGTCAGTTATAACAAAAAAGAGGATGCATTTGAACGTTTTGCTTATAACGAACCAATTGATGTGTGTCCTGTGACTATTGTATCAACTCCCGCCAGTGCATCTGATGTACCTGGTAATGTAGATCTATTTCTTGACCCAAGTGTACCATTATACAATTATAAATTGGACCGTACTTATGGACAGGATCAACCACTCATTGATTTCAATATCTATGCACAATCGGAATATGATACTTCCATGTCATACACTGTCTATACAAATGCAATAACTATTTATCCAATCAAAGCGAAAACGCCTAATACTACTTGTAATATATCTATCCCCACTTCATTTTACATCTATGGAATAGGGACATCAGACATTCAATTAACAAATATTAATGCAGTATTTACTTCGATAGATTATAGTTTGATGTTCAATAACCACATTATTAAAAATGGCACCGTTAGTTTACCTGAAATAAGTGATATTTCTTTTAATATTGATGTGTCCAATGGATTGGCATTCAAAGCGGAATTTCCCATTGGAAATTTAAACATTCCAGACATCTCATTCAATACACAAACCGACTATGTTTATGATATTACACTTCAACCATCATTTAATACCGGTTTTCCTCCTATCACAATAACGAGTACTTCTACTTCATTAGATTTTGGTTTGATTGCACACACCACAGGAAAATTTGAAAATCAAAATATAACATTCCTTACAAGCCCATTAAGTGCAACTACCCCAGTATCCATACAATCCACCGCACAAGATGGTTCAGATTTAAAAACGGTATTTCAATATAAAACTGATGCACTTACGAATACAACACCAACGCCGGCACCAACGCCAACAACGACACCTCCTGCAGTCCGCACATTAACAGACCGGGTATTTGTAAGCAAATATAATTATAATGGTTCTCCTATTTATGAACTGAGAAACACAACTCTTCAAAACGACATATATTATGTCGACGATGCCAGTTATACACCAGGGTTAACATACCAGGTAACAGACGGCACGTATTACTTGGTAAACATTCCAACAGATTACCCCATGACAGTCCTTAATGATTGGTGCGCGGATAAGGTAGAATGGATTAATAACAACGATGTTGGCGTACAGACATACAATGGAACATTCAGTTTATACAACGCACCTACCTATCAAGTGAGCGACACAGTGGTGGTATCTGATCTATCAGAAAACGGCACGTATAGATTTATATATAATAGTGTGCAAATGGATATATGTGGTAATTTTGATGTATCTGGTCTTAGTTTTTACAACAATACAAATGGTTACATGGGAGGACAACGAGCAATAAAATACCAATCATAGTTGAATCATGACGTTATTAAACACGTAATGATTATTTATAGTTGACGTTTAAGAGGAATATTGGGCGTTAATGCTGCATTAAGACAAGTTTCACGTTTTGGAAATAGCTGCCCGGAGGTACACATTGCCCCATCATTAACTTTTGCACAACCACGGCCCCCGTTAAATTCTCCGACGAGGCAGTATTGGGTTGTGGAACGCACAATAGGACTCGATGCATCAACCGGTTCTGTTTCGTTTTCCATATTTTCGGTAACTGTGCTCGTTGATACAGATTGAATTGCATTACCTACGGTCGCCGTGGTGTTTTCAGCAACATTTACAGTAAGTCTTCCGACATTCCCAATAAGACCGGCCACTTGGGTAACAATGGTACCAATTATGAACCCAAGAGTTCCGATAATATTGAAAAATATAGGTCCAACTGCATTCACCAAAATTTGGAGAAAGTTTCCAATAAAAAAGAACACATTAAACCCGAGCATCATCAACACAATGGCAATAACAAGAGATACAATCAACGTATTTTTTGGATCCTTGAAAAGAATACTTCGAATATCCATTATATATTTGTGATGGAAAATAAATAAAAAGAGGAACACGTCATTAACCATAATGGTATCAATTATGAATTTTTTGAATACATTTTTTATTGGAAGTGTCCTTACGTCTGTAGTACTCGTTGCAATGATGTTATATCATTTTCGACAACGTATGAATTCTCTTGAAAAGCGAGTATCAACGCTCCTCGAGATTGTAAATAACATTGTTACTAAACTTAATATCCAAGAAATGGATTTAAACCATCATGGCGGATCTGCAATAACACCTCATGAATATAGACAACAACCGCAGCAATTTGAGTTACAGGTGCCCGAACAAGAAGAATCAGAAGAAGAATCAGAAGAAGAATCTCAAGAAGAATCTCAAGAAGAATCTCAAGAAAATAACCAAGCAATGGAAATAGTTTTTCCTGATTCGTATGTAGACCATGAAGAAAGTATGGAAAACGATGAGTCTATTGAAGAGTCTGTCGACGAAGATGAAACCGACGAAGATGAAACTGATGATGATGAAACAGTTGATGAAGAGCCTGATAACGAAGAAACCGTGACAGAGGAGCCCGTAATGTCCCCGGCGCCGAAACAGGATATAATTGAAATTATCGATGAGCCAGAAGAAGTAGTTGAAATTATCGATGAGCCAGAAGAAGAGCCTTCACAAGAATCAGAACCCAAAATAAAGGTTTCCATACCAACCGATTATGAAAAAATGACGGTATCAGAATTAAAGGAATTGGTTTCAAGTAGAAAATTGGCGTCATATGCATATAAAATGCGACGCGCAGAACTACTTGATGTTATACGCGCAAATCTGTAATGTAAGTTGTCACCGAGTAAAATGTTTAGTCAATGTATATGGAGTACGGATCAATTAATCAAGTATATCATCCCGCAACGAAACAAACAGTGTGCCCGGGAATTATTCCAAAGAATAATTCTTTTAAAAGTGGATGGCAATATAGACGTGAATTGCAGTCTCGACCATTGGAACAGATGCCGCAAACCCACGATGAAACGAAAGATAAAATCATATATACCGATTTATACAATGAAACCCAACATAATCAAAGTGATCTAAAAACTAACTACATTGATACTCTTAGATCAACAAATGTTAGCCAACCACCACATGCATTGAATAACTTTTAAATTTTATGCTTTGTATATGCTCAGTTTATACAAAGCGTTTAGCCAGTTCAAATAAGGTATCAATAATATACAGATGTACATAGCCAGCTTTGACGTAGGAATCAAAAATATGGCTTACTGCTTATTTGATGTAAGTGATGCATATACAATAAAGGAGTGGTGTGTAGTTGACCTCATTGACAGTAAAATAGAACACTTAAAGTGTAATGAAATATTAAAAAATGGTAATACATGCACAAATAATGCAGCATTTACCTGTAAAGATAAAGCATATTGTAAAAAACATGCAGAAAAAAGTGGTATACCCAAATATGAAAAAACAATGAAAAAGACGGCAATACAAAAACTTTCGGTGAGCGAGGTTGATCGTCTTTGTTCTCAGTGCATACCATCACCTTCATTAAGGACCAAATCAGAAAAGGTGATATTTTTAACAGAATATTATTTGAAGCATCGACTTATTCCACACAAGAAGGAGACCCGCAAATGCCAAGATTTTGACTTAGTTGATATTGGTAAAAGATTAAAAGCGGCTGGTAATACTCACTTTTCAACAGAAGTTGATTTGGTTCTCATTGAAAACCAGATTTCGCCTATAGCAAACCGAATGAAAACCATTCAGGGAATGTTGGCGCAATTCTATATCATGCGACAAGATACAGTTGATGTAAAATTCATCAGTTCGCAAAATAAATTGAAACATTTTGCACGCGATGAAGGAAAAGGATATCGTGCTAATAAGAAGGATGGTGTAAAATTTTGCAGACAAGTTCTCGTAGAAAAGGGGTTTCATGAGTGGGAGAAGGTATTAGACACACCAAAAAAAGATGATTTAGCGGATGCATTTTTACAAGGAGTATGGTACATTGAGCAATTATTATTGCGCGTGTAGAATTTAGAAACAAATACTCTATTTATGACATATGGAAACTGTAGAAATTGGTATTGATGACTTGGGATCGTCGGGTTTTAGCGGTACTGGAATTGAACTATTGATGAATGATAAACCTGCTGCAAAATCCGCGAATGTAGATGTAGGAGATTTAAACGCATTAGAAAACGAATTGAATGACCTTACCATTGACGCACCTGCACCCACTGGCATTAATGAAACCTATCCAACAATAGAACCTATTGACGACAAGGAATTTAATTTAGAATCAAACGATGTACATGATATCGAACCTACCGATTCACGCCTTGGAAGTGCAACTGCTAACTTTTTTAGTCAGCCCACTGGTTTTGTACCTCCAACCATGAACCAACCGATTGTTCCAAGAATGAACGAACGTGAGGCCCGAAGGAAAAAGCGAACAATGCTGAAAAAGCTGGATGAATGGCGCGAGAAGGGACTCATTAAGGAATCTCAAGTGTCGTTGGAATCAAGCTTTGAGGAAATTGAAGACGAATATGAAACCGCTCTTGAAGACAAACGACGAAAAGATAGTGTCAAGCTGCAGGGGTGGTGGCTAATGACCGCAGTTAACTCAATGGAATATGCGAATAATACACTTAACCCATTTGGCGTAAATTTGGAAGGCTGGGGGGACCAAGTAAATGAAGACATCGACAGTTATGAGGATTTATTTGCTGAAATTTACGAAAAGTACAAAAATACAAAGATGAATCCGGTAGTGTCAATCATTATGCGCCTCGGATTCAGTGCGGCGGTTGTTGGATTTACAAACAAGGCTCTTGGGTCGGCCGTCCCGGGTTTTGGCGATGTAATGAGACAAAACCCTGATCTTATGAAGGCATTCCAAGATGCAACTATAAATACAATGAGTAACAGTTCGCCTGAATTCGCAATGGCCAATGATCTTATGGGAGACAGGCCTCGTGGACCCCCACCACCTGCGCCCATTGAAACGAAGACCCAGCGTTCAACTCGACCACAGACACGCCCTGATATTAGTCATGCGGAATCAGGAATTGAACTCGATGGTGTAGGCAAAGTGGATGCCCCTGCACCAGTAAGACGCGAAATGCGTGGCCCCAAGACGGACATTGATGACTTGCTATCTGGTCTTAAAACGAAAAAGGTTGACATCAAGCAAAAAGGGGATTCTGTAGTAAGCGCCGCATCAGTTGCAGACATGGGGGAAGGCAAAGCGCCCACACGGACACAAAAGCGAAAGCAAAAGTCTGATCGCAGCATTGCGCTTGATATTTAAGTTGAGATGTGTCATTGTAATGACATATATCATAGATTAAACGGATTTATACATTTTAAGCATCTCCTCGTTACGCGCTGTAACATCAGCAATTGGCTTTATGTAAACCCCTTTATGATTCTTCCATGCATCATACCATGTATGAATATCCGAATTAGGTACATCATTAAGTTCAGGTACCCATTGTTTTATGTATTCGCACGTAGGATCATATTTGCGACTTTGTACCCATGGACTCATTGTGCGATAATAAGGTTTCATATCAACACCCGTTCCGCTAATTGCCTGCCAATTCCCATTATTTGAGGCAACGTCATAATCTGTAAGTTTTTGTGCGTAATACCTTTCCCCAAGACGCCAATCAAGAAGAAGTGTTTTTACGAGAAATGTGGCACACATCATCCTGGCGCGGTTGTGCATGTAACCGGTCTTATTCATCTGGCGCATACCAGCATCAACAATAGGAATCCCTGTCTTACCATTACACCAACGTTCGAAATCATTCTGAGAACGGCGCCATTTTATTTTTCGATAACGAGTCGTATATGCCTGACCAAGTACTTCGGGGTACCCATTAAGTACATGTGCAAAAAACTCTCTCCAAATGAGCTCACGAATAACACCGTGGTCAATTCCGTAGGCTGCTTTAAAACGATGAAATACTTCTCTTATTGAAACATTGCCAAACTTTATATAAGCAGACAGATGCGTCGTGTCATATGTAAAATAGTCACGTCTGGTATCGTATTCACCTTGGTTCTTTAATGATTGTTCAATGCGGGACAGTGCAGTGCTTCTCCCGGCCTTTACCATTATGTTATGATTATATGGAAGGGTTCTCTGAATGTCTTTAGGGGTGACTCTGTATTTACTTCCGAACAATCGATTAGATATATTATCAATCCGCTTAAATACGGGTTTATCAACAGGTATGTGGAGAACCATATTATAAAAAGGAGTATACTTCTTATAGGGTGTACCCGAGCCAGTAAGGACTGATCCTGGAACATGTAAATAATAATCGTGAAATTCACTGCATGTTACATTGGCATTTTGACAAATTTTTCTTATATTTGCGTCGCGTTCCTTTGCATAGGGCGTATAATCAGCATTAAAAAATACAGCGTCCACTTTTAACTCGGCAATAACAGACGAAATTACTTCCGGATTCGCCCCTTTCAAACATATCAGTGCACCACCACCACGCTTGATACGTTCTTCAACATCGAGTATACTTTCTATCATAAATTGTATTGCATTTGTAGATCGATATATATTTTTATCGCTTATTTGTTCAGGGGTAAATACAAAACATACATGAATTTTTTCACATTGTTTATAGCACTCATTAAGTGCGACATTATCCTCAATGCGCAAGTCTCGCCGGAATATGAATAGTCCTGATTTATAATTCTTAGTCATGGAATATATAGATATAAAAAAACATTCACAATTATCGTATCATACAAATGGGAAAATCAATACTATCCATCGGTCGATTAGAACCATTGTTAAGAAGCATGGCAAATAGCCCTTTTTTTATGAAGTTAGTCGTTGTTATTAGCTTTATATACACGTATATTATTGCAGCATATACCACATTGTACAATAATGTACCCATTGTCCGACTTCTCGGTGATATGACCGAAGATATATGGATTGACATTAAACGGCTAACGACAAATCAAAAATATGCTCCATCCGATCGACTTGGCTGGTTCAATGTTGTTACGTGTTACAAAGAAACTTTACCCAGGAGCAACTGCAATGCATATATTCTTGAGAAATATTCAACCATAAATGATAATAATGACATGTCGATAACGGAACACTACATGGATAAGGCGATAAACGTGGGTATTTTTGAAAACTCAGTTGAGGGGCCTATTATTGATATGTTTTTCATGGTAAAACACCCCGCTGATAATTTTTTTGTTTGCCGTCAATTATATCCTAATTCAAATAATGAATACACTGGAAGGAGATCTCGTGTAAGATTATTGACAGCTGAATATAGCCATTCATTAATGGAGGAGCCAATCATTTTTGATATTGATAACCGATACATGCGAGAAGGAAACGATATATTTAGCGTAGGATTTGTTAAACGACTGTTGGAATATCAAAGCGAACCTTATGTGTTTGATTTGTCTTATACCATTACCATTATGGATGATTGTATGTCAACCATCACACTTGATTCAACACAATATATAAATCTATTATTTCGAAAGTTTGAAATAAAAGTGACTCCCAAAGAGGAAAGATTTATTTCAAAAACAGTCGATCCTGATGAAGAATTATCCGAGCCTGAACCCGAACCCGTGCCTGAACCCGTGCCTGAACCCGAACCCGAGCCTGAACCCGAACCCGAGCCTGAACCCGAACCCGAGCCTGAACCCATTGAGGTTGTCAATATTGATGAAGGTGCCCAATTACCATTGATTGTAGAGCAAAAAATTGATAACGAACATGATATATAATTTCTATATGTACACATATGAACAACCCTACGGTTCTGAAAGATAAATGGGACATATATTATCACTCTCCTGGTGATGCTAATTGGAATATAGATAGTTATAAACCAATTATGTTAGGTCTTGAATGGAAAGAACATATCACCGCATTAAATCAGGAAATAAACCCTGGGGTCATTAAAAACTGCATGTTATTTGTCATGAGAAACAACATTACGCCAAGATGGGAAGACGATCGAAATCGAAATGGCGGCTGCTTCTCATATAAGGTATCAAATAAATGTGTAGTAAATACTTGGCGACAATTATTTACTGAAGTATGCTGTGAACAATATACTACAGAACCAATACAGAGCCATATTAATGGTATTACGATCTCTCCGAAAAAGAACTTTTGTATCGTAAAGGTTTGGATGGATTCAAATGATTATAAAGATCCCAAAATATTTAACACAATTCCTAATTTGAATGCGACTGACTGTTTATTCAAAGAGCATCAGCCCACCAATTAAATGATTCATATGCTGTTTTTTCACAGTATATGACAAACCAATATATAAACACGTCATTAATGATAACAAAATGTCAAACTACGTTCGTGAAGTGACTTTACATGAAGAAGCGGCAGATATTGTTTACTTGGACGAACAAAGTATTCATACCAGGGATCAACTTAAAACCGCTATTTTTAATGTTCATGATACTCAGATCACCTATTACATAGGTAGGACCGCTGCAGAAAATACAAAACTCATAAAATTATCATCCCCGGACGACTTATGGTTTCATTTGAAGCATTACCCATCTTGTCATGTTATATGTAGACTTACGGGCTATCGCATTAAAAATAAGAAAATGTTGAGAAAGATAGTAAAATACGGCGCTGTGTTATGCAAATCTCATAGCAAACAACGTAGCCAACGAAACATAGATGTGTTATATGCGCATATTCGCCATGTGTGCCCGGGAAAATACGATGGCGAAGCATTTGCATGTGTAAGTAAAGATGTTACAATATAACGAATAACCTTATTCGTTCAAACATGATATAAAAAATACATACGTGATAAATTATTACATGAACGAAAATAATAATGTACTAACTATAAAAACTGTCCAAATTCAACCGATTCGTAATATGATTACTGCATTGAAAGATATTCTAACCGATGCCACTATGACGTATACTGAAGAAGGCATTAAGATTATCAACTTTGATAAAACACATACAATTCTTGTCAATGTAAAACTCTACGCGAACAAGTTTGAAAAGTATGTTTGCACTCCAAATAAAATTATTGTGTGTGCAAATACGCTTCATTTATTTAAGGTAATATCTACCATGTCTAACGATGATACCCTCTCAATTTACATTGATCGCGAAGATTACAACGACGGTATTGTATCTCATCTGGGTCTTCAGTACGATAATGGTACAATTAAGCAATGTTATTCTCAGAAGTTGAAACTGATCGAACCAGAGAGCGAAGAATGTGATGTACCGGATGTTGAATATTCAACTGTGATTACGCTTCCTACCGGTGATTTTCAAAAAATCATTCGCGACATGAATGGAATATCTGATCGAATTGAGATCCGGTCGGTCGGATCTGACTTGATATTTTCATGCGAAGGCTCATTTGCTCATAGTACAATTTATCGCTCAGAATCCAATGGTAGCATGGAATTTATGGTAAAATCCGATAACGCAACTGTTATTCAGGGAGAATTTGCACTACGAAGCCTAAGTCATTTCATTAAATGTACGCCATTGTGTAGCCACCTTGAAATGTATCTTGGTAATGATCTGCCACTTATTGTAAAATACGATGTTGCTATTCTTGGTGAAATAAAGTTGTGTCTTGCCCCTTTACCATCATTAACATAAGGATCATATTTACAAATGTAAATATGATATTAATCAATATTAATCACCGGCTTATCGTCTTTGTATTCAACGTTACCAACTGCAATCATGTCGCCAAGACCCTGAACAGCATTATTATAGCTTTCCATATCATACAAAATGCCCGTTTCATCATTAAGAGCGTATAGCTTTCCTTTGTAGGTAACCTCGGTTGCCGACCATGTAACATTTCTGACATTCAACTCAGTTCGCTCATTTTTATCAATATCAATATCGGGAACTGTACCAAAGTCATTTGATTCAGTTTTTCCGAAACTGTAACAAGCTATTGGATCATCATCTCCCGTTCGTCGAGATGCATAAAGAGTACAATCGAATGCACTTGATTTTACAGCATCCAGTATTTGGTTATTGATAGTCTCTTTAATAGTAGCAGTTTCATATATTGATTCATCTGTTGTAACAGGCGTATTACGATCTATTTTACTAACATCGCGAATACGTAGCTCAATATTTTTATCGCTTGTCTTTTGTTCATTGCTGAGTACGGCTTGATACATAAACACCTTTACTGTACGAAGGGGTTTGGGTAAGTCTTCATGACTGCAAATTCTCCTGGCACGTCCAATAACTTGTCGAACGCGCACCATGTGCCAGTATGGTTCCAGAATATGAACAAATCGGGTGTTTTTGAGACTAATACCTTCAGCGCCCGATGATGTAATCATAAATACTTTAATTACCTGACCCATAAAATTGTTTTTGTGAATATCCTTAGCATATGCAGCAAGCTCAGGTGGAATTGCATCCCAGTTGCTATTGTATAAATTACGTATGATTTCTTTTTCGTCATCACTTTCTGTACCTGTATAAAGAGCAAATTTGGGTTTTCCCTTATCCTTGTCTGTTTCAACTACCGACCATTTACCTCCAGCACTCTTCTTGATTTTGAATTCAGTGTACCCATTTGCCTCTAACACAAGCTTCATAATACCAACACCTTCAATAGTACGGAATTGAGTGTATATCAAGTGCAACCCTTTATTTTCTGAAGACTCGATATTTTCAAGAACACTTGCAAACTTGGGACTATAAATCATAAGCTTATCTCTTGTAAGATGGACTGACGTTCCGCGAGTTTTCTTTGCCAATTCTTTAAGGGATTTGGTAATATCCTTTTGGTATTCTTTGGTTGCCTCGGCTTTATTCTTGACCTGTTCTTTGGTACCTGCATCTTCCGCATTATAGTCGGAACGTTTCTCAAGCTCCTTCAGCGTCATAGCATCAAAGTCATCTTCAGAAACGTCATTATCCTTTTTGGGAACAGGTCGTTTCATTCCTGGCGGGAATACAAAGTTACATGCGGCGCGAGAGAAAATGCGATAAGTAGAAGTAAATTTATATACATCATCGTCATCTACTCGTGCAGACTTCTTTGCACTATTCTTTTCTTGATCGGCCTCAGTCTGACGAACCTTTTGGTAATATGAAAATTGATGATCGCTCATCGGCGTTTTAACAACAAAAATGTCGTCGCCATTGGGCGTTTTGATAACCATTGGCATTAATTCTTCCTGTGCACTGCGAAAATGTGATGTAAGACCCAGAATTCGACGCTTTAATACGTCTGCATTGATAATATTCTTTGTTTCGGGATCCACAAACATCTCATTGAATTGACCAAGATTATCAGGGAGGGCGGTGTATGAATTACGCACAACTGTCTTTTCGTCAACAGAAAGATCATGCTTATTAAGGATGTCCAAAACCGTACCAATAAACGCATCATCACTGATATTTCCTTGATCGTCCAACTTAACCCCGTTGTATTTCTCAAAATAAGCGGGTACTGATGTGCGGACCTTCTTTGTTTTGTTGTTAACAACCCTTTGTTTCTGGGTACGCGCGCCACCAAACGATCTAATATAATTTTGTGCTCGTTCGAATATGCCTGGCTCCGACGATCCAATCTCTTGACCAAGTTTTCGCTCAGCAATTGCATCTTCTTGAATTCTTCGGGCGTCCTCTTCTTTTATGCGATTTAATTCTTCTATTTGACGCTTTAATGCGTTAATTTCCTTTTCAATGGGCTCTTCATCTGAGTCAGAATCCTCACTTACGTCCGAGTCATTTTCATGTACTTTATTATCTTCAATAGGTGTCTCTTCAATAGGCGTATCTTCAATTGATTCATCGTCGGAATCCTCGCGTGCGTCGCCATGGCTCACCGAGCCATTGATATTACCTCCCCGAATTGTCTTCTGAGTGCCGCGAAGAACCCCAGGCTTTTTAAGATTAACAAACCCAAACGGATTACGCGTGATAGTAAGTTTATCAGCACTGTAGTCTATATAATCATATGTACGTAAACCTTCTTTATCGAATACTTCAAGAATGCGTTCATTATTGATTTTCTCCGAACTCTTGTTTGTAATTGGTATAGTCCACGAGACAATACTTCCACGAAGCATGTTATAAAGGACTGCAATTTCGTTAGGATAATTAATAATAGGAGTTCCTGACAAAAACACCAACCGAGCATTTTGTGCAGTCATGAGATAGTTGTAAAGTTTGTAAGTATCCGAACTCTTTCGTTTCAACTTGTTGACAATGCGGCTAACAAAGTTATGGGCCTCATCAATAACAACAACACTATTATCAAATGGATTTCGGGTACCTTTTCCGGTAATTCTTGACATTATGGTGGGCGTTATGCCATTATAGTTAATGTCGGTGTATTTTGTTCGAATCATTTCGTTTAATTGGTCATCCAGCTGTTTTTGTTCGGCTGCACCAAGAGATGAAAAATTCGCAGGCTTACGAACATCGACGAGCCATGCTCCACCGTGTTTCTTAACATATGCCTTGGGAAGTTGAAGGGTAGTTGACAAGATTTTAATGCGATCTACATCTTTCGCAGGGACAAACTCCCAGTATTGATTTTTCTTGTATAGAGCATCACCGCAATGTTTGAGTTCGTTGAAAAAGTTCATTTTCAGAGAAGCAGGGGTCATTATGTATATACGTCTGTCGCTCTTCATTCCTTCGGCAATTGCAATGGAGGAACACGTTTTCCCTGATCCCAACCCGTGATACAAAAGAAGACCTCGGTAAGGTGTATAAATGTTGATATAGTCTCGGACAATTTTTTGATGGGTTAATAAGTTGAATGTATCACTCTGTTCGGCACCACACTTAAGAGTGGCTTTATCAGAATCTAAATCTTTGATATAGCTTTTGAATAGAGTGTTGATCTCTCGAATGTATTTTTTGCGGTTAGTCATATAGTACGATGACGCTTTGATACTAAGATTTTCTGTTGACATCGGCATTCTCACTTCAAGATCCTCAATTGGTTCGGACAATTCATTATTGGCATCAAGTGCCACTTTTTCCGCCTTTGTCTTTTCCTTGGGAATGCGAATAAGCTGTTCCTCCACGGGTTCCTCCACGGGTTCCTCCACGGGTTCCTCCACGGGTTCCTCCACGGGTTCCTCCACGGGTTCCTCCACGGGTTCCTCTGCTTGCAAATCAGCTTTTTTATACTTGCGTCCAAGTCGCAAAAGAATGGACTCCCGATCAATCGTTGTTTCGTCACGTTTATCAACTATTGAAACGCCTCGAATATCAGTGTATTCTGGTTGATTGGGTAATTGTATTTTAAATATTGACCGGTTGTTAGGAACAGGTCGTGTTTTTAATATTTCAGGAATCATGTATACAGTACATGCATACATTATTTTATTTTTATGTTAAGTATACTTGTTTAACACGTCAATTGCCGCCTTGCAAGCAATTTGTTCTGCCTTCTTTTTAATACGATGTCTCCCTTCACCCAGACACACAAATACCCTTTTCGACTGCCCCATTTTTTCATGAATATCGTGAAAAGAATTATAGGCAGATGCAGAATCAGCATGCATATGTTTGAGACCATAAATGTCTTGTCCTAAACAAAGATAAACTCCCATATGGTAACCAAGTTCTACATCAAAACTGTTGACTTCCATATAGTGCGGTGTAACTTTGAACTCTTTTTGAATCCTTACCTGGAGAAGGTTCTTATAGTTATCATCATTATTGACCAAACTGCCCCAATCAATATGCCTTTCAAATATGTTTTCCACAAACTTCTGTGCCACTTGAAATCCCGGTCCAGTTACAAACATCGACGAATACCAGTTATCATCATTTATTTCAATCTGGTTTGTATCTAAGAATAATGCGCCCAAAAATGCTTCAAATAAACAGCCCAATTTCTTGAGATTGGTTCGGGTTTGTCTCATCTCCATATTGTTCGACATGATTAACCATTTATGAAGACCCATATCATAGGCGATGCGGCCTATGGACTCGTTTTTCACGAGGGCTATTTTCTTTTCTGTCATAAATCCCTCTTGTTCCTTGGGGAACCTCCTGTATAAATAGAATTTTGTTACACACTCAAGTACGCCGTCGCCAAGAAACTCCAGTCGTTCATTTGATTTGGTAGATAATGCGAGACAGTTGTCGGGTTTTTCGTCCAGGACAATATTATTTGCGGCATTTTCCTCATCCGGCCGCTTTGTGTAAGAACGGTGAATGAATGCCCTTCGATAAAGTGCATAGTTTCGAATAGGAACGTTAATACCATAACTCTTCAGAATTCCCAAAATGTCCTTGTCGGTAATTTGTACATTTACTGGATTATATGGATGGTATCGGTAATATTCGGTACCATCCTCGCGGGTAATCAATATAAGGTCTTCGTCTGTGTTCATTGGTATTTGTTAGCATTTATGTTTATATTTGTTAGCATAAAACATATGTAGGTTTGGAAATATAATAAGATATGAAGATTGTAGTTGATCATCGAGAGTCTGACCTCATTACAGAATTAAATCGGTCGTTGGAATGCCAAGATGCTATTGAATTATGTGTCGAAAATCTCGACATTGGTGATATAACGATTCAAACCGATAACCCCGTATTTATCATTGAGCGAAAGAGCGTTTCGGATCTATTAAGCTCTATTAAAGACGGGCGTTATGAAGAGCAGTGTCATAGACTGACCCATGCCGATTCATTACCTCAACACCATAAAATGTACTTAATCGAAGGAAATTATAATGCACTTCCCATATCACAACAAAAATTGGTATTATCTACAATAACGTCGCTTATCTTTTTCAAGGGGTTCAGTGTATTTCGGACAGACGGAATATTGTCAACTGCAAATTTTATTATTCATTTCACAGAAAAGATTGGTCGTGACTTGGCAAAAGGTCGTTCCGTGCATTTTTTTCAAACAGAACAAGCTACGCCCACCGAGTATGTAAATGTCGTAAAACGGTCGAAAAAGCAAAATATAACATCCGATAACATTGGAGCCATTATGCTATGTCAAATTCCGGGGGTGAGTAATAACATTGCAACCGCTCTCATGGAGGGTCATGCATCATTTGGGGCGTTTGTGCGAGCCGTACAAGATGATCCAACATGTATTGATGGAGTAATGATTACTGCAGGAGATAAACGAAGAAAAGTCAGTAAAACTATCATCGACAATGTAAAGATATACTTCTCAGTGTAGACAAATATAAAGGATGTATTTTGTATTTGTATAAATGACCATACCAAAAATTATAGTAGTTCATTAAAATGTATATTTTTAATGAAATTAGTAATAATCACCGGGTCCACCATGTGCGGTAAATACACCCTTTATAAACTTTCCACGAGGTTGAAAGAATTTGGGTTTAGCCACTTCTCGATCTTTGTATACACCAGTGTCGACGGCCGCCTGTGTATAGGGAATACCTCCCCAATTAGAATCCATGGGATTACGACTCAGCGTTTGTAGACCAGTAGATTTATGGATCGCGTCTATTTTAGTTACCTCTCCAATATGCTGTCCATGTGCATCAAATCCGGCATATCCAGTGTTGTTGTATGGTCCTCGGTCACGCGTTGCGTCCAATAATTCCGCAGTAGGGGCAACCGCCTGGGCTTTTGGTAGATTCGTATTTGTAGGTAATAAGTCAAACGGCGTAGGTTTTCTGCGGTTTATTTCAGTACCTTGTTTGGTGGATTCTTCTTGCAAGTATAGAACGGGACACTCTGTATTTTTATCTGCATGTTCTACGTACTCGTCCATAGTTTCAAATGTTTTTACAGGAGTTCCAGGTAAATCACTATTATATAACACCATCTTACCATTTTCCATAACTAAAATATCGGGACAAGAAGTAGTATCAAGTGATTCAACAACATTACTTTTGCAAAAACAACAAGAGCTCATAAGAATGAAAGAAATCAAAGCAATAATGAATATAGCACTAATAAGATTCATGAATATATTATATACTAACATAATATATGACGGTCGCGGGTTTAATATACGCCGATTGGTGCGGTCATTGTAATGCATTAAAACCAGCATGGAGTCAACTTAAAAAGCATATTCATACTACACATGAGATAATCGAGATCGAATCATCGGAACCAACTCTGGATGAACAAGTAAGTATGATAAACCAACGTTTGAAACGCGATAGTGATGCACTGGTTGTAAGAGGGTTTCCCACAATTTTCAAGGTTGATAATAACAACCTTAGTTACTACATTGGTGATCGATCAATTGATGATATGTTACGGTTTTTTGCTGCTGATAAAAAGGGTGGTGCTAAAAAACTAAAACTGAAGAAACACAAAAAGGCTAAAAAGGCGCGTTCTGTCAAAAAGAAGGGTTTGCGGAAATCCGCCCGCCGCAATAAAGTGCGAACTATGAAAAAACGCATATAGTTCCATGTGAAAATTGATTAAACGTTAGTTGTGTATGTATTATACACAAATATGAGTACTAAACGGCGTATTATACATAAATACGAGTTTCGTCTTTTCGATTTTCGTGACGGGAATCGTAAAGGCTCGTCCGGTACATATGGTCGAGATAATTCTTATTACTCTGTAACCATGTATGGTATCAACGAAGAAGGAAAGACATGCAGCATTGAGGTAACTGACTTCAAACCATTCTTCTATGTGCGAGTCGATCATAACTTTACAAGTGCGTCACTTGCTATGTTTACGAAATCATTGAAAAGCGAGCTTATGCTTGGTGGTGCGGATTATTATATAGATTCGTTTAAAACGGAAATTGTTGATATGAAACGGTTGTATGGATTTACTGGAGGTAAAAACGATCGCTTTGTGAAACTCATATTCGAAAGTATGAAGGGGTTCACACGAGTGAAGCAATTGTGGAATGCTGATTCACGTAGCAGTTCTACCGGCCGCCACTTCGATACAATTAAATATCCTATATACGAAAGCAATATCCCCGCATTGTTGCGTCTGTTCCATATCAATGATATTACGCCATCTGGGTGGATAAAGGTACGTTCCAAACCATGCGAAGATCCCACATCATTTTGTGACTACAGCTTCGTTTGCAAATGTAGAAACTTGATACCATTACCACAAAAGGAGTCAGTGGCACCATTTAAAATATGTAGTTTTGATATTGAAGCCAGCAGTAGCCATGGCGATTTTCCAGTCCCGTTGAAATCATACAAGAAGTTGGCAATGAATGTAGTAGATACATTCCGTGGCCAGGAGAGCTTTGTTAATGAGGGAAATGCAGAAGCACTTTTGCGCAAGATTATACATGCCGCATTTGGGTTTGGAAGTTTTGATGACGTAGATCGTGTATTCCCAAAGATAACCCCAACAAAGGCATCTATTGATAAACTTATGGATTATATGATAAGCACGGACATTGAGAGGCTGAAAGACAAACATTGGGATGATAAAAAGGAGTATGTGATAAAAAATGTGGAATTTGACGATGAAGAAGAGGACGAAGAACAAAAAGTGCAGAAAAAGAAAAGCACAAAGACAAAACGTATCATTTCCGCGTTACTGAATCAGAAATTACCGCGTGACGAGAAAATCATGGTACTTGACGTAGCATTGACCAGTGTTCTTCCCGAACTGGAGGGCGATAAAGTAACATTTGTTGGTTCGACATTCTTAAAGTATGGCGAGTCTGAGTCTTACCGCAATCACTGCTTGGTGTTAGGATCGTGTGATGATGTACCTGGTTCAGAGATCGAGTCGATGAGCGACGAGCGATCCTTGTTAAGCCGTTGGGCTGAAGTCATATGCGAGGAAGATCCAGACATCATTGTGGGGTACAATATATTTGGTTTTGATTATGAATTCATGTTCAGGCGAGCACAAGAATGCGGATGCGAAAAGGAGTTCCTGCGCCTTTCAAGATCAGCGACACACAATGAGGAGCTTGCAATGCTTGAACGCGACGTGTGTGGGAAAACCCGAGATGAAAAAGTAATATTTGACGGCATTGAAACAAAGCAACTGGTAATCGCAAGCGGTGAATACGATTTGAAGTATTATGACATACCAGGGCGTTTACAGATTGATATGTATACATACTTTCGTCGTGATTTTAACTTGTCATCTTACAAGCTCGACGACGTCGCCGGATCATATATTAGCGATTCTGTAAAAAAGTACGTGAATACAACAAACGAAAAAGGAGAGGACGTATGTGAACTATACAGCAATAATCTTACGGGTCTTCATGTTAATGATTATATTCACGTCGAATTGGTGAGTTTTACAGTGGACTATTACGCAGGTGGAAAGAAATTCATAGTAAAGGATATTGTAACACGTGACGGAAAATCCGCAATTGTTATTGACGGTCACCATACATTCGATACAAAAAAGAAGTTAAAATGGGGGATCGCCAAGGATGATGTATCACCTCAGGACATCTTTCGGTTATCAAACGGAGATGCATCAGACCGCGCAATTGTTGCAAAATACTGTATTCAGGATTGTAACCTTGTACATCACCTGATGAATAAGATTGATGTGATAACCGGTTATGTGGAGATGTCGAATATTTGCACGGTCCCTATTAGCTTCCTTGTATTCCGAGGCCAGGGAATTAAGCTTACCAGTTATGTTGCGAAAAAATGCAGAGAAAAGAATACATTGATGCCGGATCTCGAGAAAAAACGCAACGACGGGGGTTATGAAGGCGCAATTGTACTCCCACCAAAGTGTTCCATGTACATGGACAACCCAGTTGCCTGCGTAGATTATAGTTCACTGTATCCATCATCTATGATCAGTCAAAACTATTCACATGACAGCAAAGTGTGGACAAAGGAATACGATCTTGAAGGTAACTTACGTGCAATTACAGGTGACCGAGACGAAGACGGAAATTTTATATACGACAACTTACCGGGTCATGAATATATCGATACAACATTTGATACATATGAATGGAGACGTAAGTCGGAAACATCCAGAGCAGAAAAGGTAAAGGTGGGTTATAAGACATGTCGTTGGGCACAGCTGCCAAATAACGAAAAGTCTATTATGCCGGCGATCCTTACCGAACTATTAAAAGCGCGAAAAGATACTCGTAAGAAAGCCAAGCAAGAAACGGATCCGTTCATGGCAAATATTCTGGATAAGAGACAACTTGGGTACAAAGTGACGGCCAATTCATTATATGGTCAATGCGGTGCACAAACATCAACCTTCTATGAGAAGGACGTAGCTGCGTCAACCACCGCAACTGGAAGAGAAATGATTATGTATGCTCGACGTATGATTGAAGAAGTTTATGGTGATCGTAAATACACACTGGAAGATGGCACTACAGTGAAGACCCTTGCGGAGTACGTATACGGAGATACAGACAGCGTATTCTTCACATTTAATTTGAAGGACTTGGAAGGAAACGACATACGTGGCCAGCGGGCGCTTGAGATTACTATCGAGATTGCACAGGATGCCGCGGATTTGTGTACACAGTTTCTCAAACCACCAATGTGTTTGGAATATGAAAAGACCCTCATGCCATTCATTCTTCTATCAAAGAAACGATATGTTGGTATGCTTTACGAGGAAGATCCAAAAGTTGGAAACCTGAAGTATATGGGTCTATCATTAAAACGACGCGATTCGTGCGATTATCTCAAAGACACATATGGCGAGATTATCAACATCCTGATGCAACAACAGAATGTAAGTTCGGCAATCGACTTCTTAAATACGTCCCTTCAGCAATTAATAGATGGAAATGTGCATATGGACAAATTGGCGATTACACGGGCTTTACGTAGTGACTATAAAAACCCGCAACAAATCGGTCATAAGGTGCTCGCAGACAGGATAGGCAAACGTGATCCAGGAAATAAGCCAAAACCCGGCGACAGAATCAAGTACGTCTTCATTCCCAATAAGGATAGAAAGGCTCTTACAGGAAACCGCATTGAAACGCCAGAATACATAATATCAAATAAGCTGAATATTGACTATGCACACTATATTACAAACCAGTTAATGAAACCTCTTCAACAATTGTTCAGTTTGGCAGTTGAAGATATATGGAAATTACAGAATAAACATGCAGCAATCAAAACATACCATAAGTATTTGAGAGAGCTTGACGGAGAGTGCGGAGGCGACCTTGAACAATATATGAAAAAACGCGAAAAATACTGCTCTACCAAGGTGAAGACGCTACTGTTCGACAAGTACGTAAAAGTTATAGAAACAAAACAGGCAAGAGATTTCGCGCTTGAAACAAATCATTCGGTGATGTCATTCTTTGCCCCCATTCGAAAATAATGATACTTCTTTTTATTCAACAATAACAAGAAGTTGCCCGCTAATTGTTGGACGCATCGGTTTGGTTGTTGGACACATCGGTTGGCGTATTCATATGCCATGGTATATCTATAGACAATACTGGTACACTATTCACCGTTGTATGTCCCGCATTTGCTGGAATACCTTGCTGTAATGCCTCAGATATAGCATTATTAATGCTATTTGTCATGTTTGTTATATTTACACCATTTAATAGTTGAGTTATGTCCGGGGTTTGTATTTCACTCTCAGGTAAAACATGTTGTCTACATAATGGACATCGTGTATCCGTACGAAACCATTGACGTATTGCCATTGGTCGAAATGCATGGGAACATCTCCTTAACATAATTAATTCCTCATCTTCTTGAAAGTCTTCGAGAGTAATTGGGCACGTACTATTGACACATTGTGGTTCATGTATGTTATATATAATGTTTTCTGTAAATTCATCCATTTGTTCTTGTGTTATGAGTGTCTGTGTCTGTGTCTGTGACTGTAAAAAGGATGGCACAAATCCAGTAAATGGAACAGTCGATCTTCTTATAATTGGCGTAATAGGAGTAGTTGTTGGTCGCGGTGGATTTGTAGGGACAAATTGTTGACGTTCAGTTGCAACTGATGGTTGTGGCGTTGCCTGGCCACGTTGATTGCGAACATCCCGAATATCTCCCATAAAGGTAAGTATTAAACTCGTGATGTTATCCTGATAAGCCCTCATATTTGAGTTGTACTCGCGCATAAGTGCATATATTGCATCGTATACGGGTGGAAGTCGTTGCTGCCGTTGATTTGTAAATGCAGTTGATGATCGTCTACTGTTACCATTGTCAGTAGTAGATCTATACATAGGTGTTGACATAGCTTGATCAAGTAAATCCAGTAAGTTGGGGGTTGTATCCATGTCTGCGTTAGAGTATAAAGACATATTTATACCATTACAATAATGAAAAATTATAACGAAATCAAGAGAGTTGGACTATACAACTATGGCAATACATGCTTTATTAACAGCTGCATTCAAGTAATCAACCAAATTTATGAATTACATAATATACTTGATACACGAGAAGCAAAAAAAGATACTCCTGAACATGATATGACACGCGAGTGGAATAACCTACGAGATACAATGTGGTCAGGAAACGGTACTGTAAAACCACACCGATTTGTGAAATATGTGCAGAATATTGCAAACCGTTTAAAAAATCTCAACTTTTCAGGCTGGGAACAAAATGACGTATCTGAATTTCTACATTTTTTCATAAACTGCTTGCATGAAACATTTGCGCGAAAAGTAGCAATAAACATACAAAATGAAAAACAAGAATACAAGGTGTGTTACGACTACATCCGTGAATTATATAAAAAAGAATATTCGGAAATACATGCATTGTTTTATGGCATAACTGTAACACAAATTTTACCAAAGAACTCTAAAACACCTTTATCAGAAACAGCCGAAGCATCATTTATGCTCACTGTACCCGTATTTAGTGGAAGCGCCCCCATCACCAATTTAGAAAAATGTATTGACAGCTATTATGAACCATGTGTAATGGAAGGCGAGAATGCATGGTTTAATGATAAAACCAATAAACACGAAGACGTTATTAAAGCCACGAAAATATGGAAACTCCCACCAATCGTTGTAATCACATTTAACCGTTTCAATACAAGCAATCATAAAGTGCAACATAGAATTGATTTCCCATTGGAAAATTTGGACTTTTCAAAATACATGTTAAACGCAGGAAATGCATTGTATGATTGTTTTGGCGTATGTAATCATTATGGCAACACTTATGGAGGGCACTATACATCATATGTAAAACATAAAAACAGTGAATGGAGGCACTATAATGATACGATAATTACGAATGTCGATACAAAAGCAATATGTTCTGAACATGCATATTGTCTATTTTATCGAAAAAAATAAGGTCGTAGTATATATTCGATGAGTACAAATACTAAGGAGGTTGCAACAAAAGAAACTGCGCCTGTTAATACCAAGGCCACTGATCAAAATGAACCCTCGGCTAACAATAAAGACAATGCCAAGGCCACTGATCAAAATGAACCGTCGGCTAACAATAAAGACAATGCCAAGGAATCCAAACCTGTTGTTGATACTACTGAGAGTGATATAAAGATTAACGAAAATGGAGATATTCTTGATGCGAATGAGCCCATTGAACCACCAGCGGAATATATTACGGTTTCAAGTTCTCCATTTAATGAACGCAACTTCTTTATGCTGTTAACATTTTTAGTGGTTTACACGACCATTTACTTTGCGCTCGGATTTTTCAATAACTTCGAAATGAATTTCCAGAAAAAATTCAGTCTCGCCATTGATGCATTGTTTATGATTGGCATATTGGGCGCCACTATTGCATTTTATGTATCATTTGAGGACTATGAAAAAATGCAGTATGTGAAAGAACAAGCAAAATACTTAAAAGATTACATCAATAGCGATATGTCATTCTTTTATCAATTATTCATTATTATTTCCATGTATTTGCTGACCTTTTTGTTCCGTATTCCAATGTCAAGCTATAAATCATCTGTGATTCTCATGATTGAAACTTTAGCATGGCTTTTACTAATTGTTATTGGCATAAACAAATTTTTTAACTTTACATTTAACCAGGTAAATTTGCTCGACGACTTTTATGCATGGCTCTTCCCAGAAGAAGAAGAACCTGTTCCCGAATTCGACATGACTGAGGAAGTTCCAATAGAATTGGAACAAAAAGAGGTATTTAACATTGCAAACAACAAATACACATTTGATGAGGCCCAAGCTATATGTAAAGCATATGGTGCGGATTTAGCATCGTATGACCAAATCGAACAAGCATATAATAAAGGTGCCGAATGGTGCAATTATGGTTGGTCTGCAAACCAAATGGCATTCTTCCCCACACAAAAGAGTACATGGGATGAACTACAAAAATCAGAAAAGCGCAAACATGCATGCGGAAGACCAGGTGTTAATGGTGGATACATGGCCAATCCAAACATCCGCTTTGGCGTTAACTGCTATGGTGTAAAACCAGTTGCAGACGCGAATGACATCCAAGGCAAGGCACCTGTTATTGCACAAACAAAAGAAGAAAAAGAAATCGACGAGCGTGTCAAGTATTGGATGGACAATAAAGAACAGTATCTCCAAGTAAACTCACACAATTACTCCAAGTGGTCCGAGCACCATTAAACATAATATAGATACAATGTATAAATATTATGCAACTCTTTCCAACCATGAGCTCAAAGGTAGTTACGCTACTTGTAAGTTGCATGTTTTTTGCAATCGTGTACTTATTTCTGGATGATAACCATTTCATTGGTATCAACAAAGTACAAGATGATATTCGTGCGGAAATTATTAGCAAGGAAGTAAAACCAGAAGTAGAGGAAAACGCCGAAATTAATGGTTTTGAATCATTTATATCCGCATTTACAGGAAAGACTGAACTCAGTCCTACCGAAGAAGTTATCAAGAAACAAGAAAAGAAACAAGCAATTAAAGAAAAAACAGAGGATGTAAAAAAGGCGGTTGAGGAACAAGATTTAACCCCGGAAAAAATAACCCCAGGTATTTCGCAACGACTATTTGATCGAACGTACTTTTCAATCTCTACTGGCTGTCTCCTTGGTTACGGAGATATATATCCCGCCACTAACTTATCAAAGACAATATGCATGCTGCAATCAATGTTCACGGTTTCGTTGATTGTTGCTTAAGAAATCAATGTTGTTATACGTTACAATATTGATTTATATTTTCGCCTTTCGGGTCACGCGTTTAGATGTTTGAGGCGCATTTAATATACGTCCTTTATCATTATCCATAACGGATTCAATGAATCCATCAAATAATGCGGTATTTATCACACCAATAGGTGCGTTGGGATAACAATGAGTATTTTGCTGAGTATTAAATTGTAATACAGGAGGAATCGTGAGTTTATCAGTGTTCATTTTATATTACGTATATTTTATATTTTACAAATAAACTATTCTTTTTTCGAAACGGTACTGTTATTGCATTTCTGTTCACGTCGTTTATTCTCAGAAAGGGTAGTCATTTGCGTCCAACCACAAGTTCCACAATGATCTTCATTTGCTCGATGTGCTCTCATGTATGTACGTTTACCGTCTACTATTTGCCACCTCCCAAGGGGCATAACCGGTTTTACAAATATTTGATTAAACCGATACATAATAATGTTAAATTAATATTTAATTTCGTTTACACTAATAATTATTATCATAAGATTAATGAAGGTGGTGTGTAACAATTGCTTCTTCCGTTGTTCTCACTGAACGATTATTGCGTATGACATTGACAATACGATCGATGATTTCCTTCTTGTCAGTGACTTGCTTAAGACAATGCTCTATATATTTGAATGTAAGAGACCCATAATCACGTCGGGTTCGTCTCCTAACACTCGCGTATGTTGTATTCAGTGTGTCTGATTCATTCCTTCGCATTGTTTCGCAAAGGAAATCACTTAGACGTTTTCGTTCGCGCTTTAATCTGTCTACTTCATGTTGGTGATTTGTAATGCTATTATTAACCCCTTCAAGTGCATGTATCGCTTCTTGAATGGGGTCTGGGGGAGGACGGTGTATTAATTGTATTGCTGGAGGCTGTACCATATTATAATAGGTATAATTCTTTCTTTATACCAAGTTGTTTAATGCTCGCCATTATTTTCAATAACATCATCATTATCACTAAAACAAACAAAAACAACAACACATTATACACGCAAAATATTACAATATATACATAAAACTGTTCAGATATAGCAGTTCCTATAGGAACGCATATATTCTTTATCATTTCTTTTGACTTTTCATCTTGAAAAAACTTTGTTAAGGACCCAAATGCCATTTACAATAATATAAGAACTATTTTACAGTGCGTTTCCGCAATAAATGAAATATATCGCTGCAAGTTATTATGGATAAAATCTCCGAAGCAACGCAAGATTTTCAGTTTGATGGAATTACAATGTGCAACCCTGTTGCCAAGAGTGGAGGGACATACTTTATCAAATTTTTAATGGGAGAAGGTACACCATTATATGTTCAAGCCCCGCCGTGTGAAAGTAAGAATGGTATTGTAGCGGCAAACCGTAGATGCCTTATTGATCTTAAATTTAATGATAATGATCGTGTGTTTATACAATGGCTTGAAGATTTAGAGATGCATTGTCATAAGGCTATTTATGAAAACCGCGCAAAGTGGTTCGAAGGATCATTAGAAATGAATGATATTGAAAACTACTTTACACCTCCTGTGAAAACTTATCAATCCGGTAAAAACTTCATTGTCCGATGCGATATATACAATATTTTAGGAAAACCACAATTACAAGTATTTGATGAAAAAGAAACACAAATTACACCAGAAAGCATTGCTCCGTCCGATTGCATGGCAAGTATTATTGAAGTGAAAGGAATAAAATGTTCTTCGCGAAGCTTCCAGATCATAATGGAGGTTAAGCAAATGCTGAAAATTGTAAAAACAGACATATTTACAAAATGTTTAATAAAACATAAAAGTAATGATGTTTTAGAAACACTTGATGATGTCACCAGCGAGGAGAGTCATGAAACTATCGAAGTGGATATTGCAGAGCCTTCAAAAATTAACATTATATCAGCCGATACACAAGAAATAACTACAAATAATAACGATATTGAGGTAGCAGAACCTGTACCAGAGAAACAAGAAGAACCCACTACCATCGAGGAACCCACTACCATCGAGGAACCCACTACCATCGAGGAACCGGTAACTGACGATGATATTCAGTACCCCGAAGAAATATTATCCACCACCGAAAATGTATTGGAACCAGATAATGATTCAAATATGGACCCCGTCGATACACCAAGTAATTATAATTTAGTAAATGCCGAGGAGATAAATATCGAACCGTCCGGAGATGTTTTTGAAATTATGTCAAGGGAAAGTGTTTATAAGAAAATGTACAAGGACGCAAGACGACGGGCACGAGAAGCAAAAGAAATAGCCATGACCGCTTATTTAGAAGCAAATAATATTAAGAATACATACATGCTCGAAGATACGGAAACCGATAGCGACGACGATTTGGATTACATAGCTCCGAAATAATTTGTAATTATCATATATAATGCTGAGTCAAATCCTAAGCGTACCCGGTTCATTTATGAGTGGCTTCTCAAAGTTTTTTACCACTGAGAGAATTGTACTACTGGTTGTTGTCGCCCTTCTTGCCTACGGTATCTTTACCTACAGCAGTGCCAAGACGACAGAAGGTATGCATCACGAGGAAGAAGTCATGGAAGAAGATCCCATGGCGGAAGAAGAAATGGAAATGGAAGAGGACGGATTCGCGGGGTATGAAGCAAAAGAAACTGCTGCTCCTGCCGATCTTCTCCCCAAAGACAAAAATGTGTCATGGAACGACGCGTCTACGAAAGAGGGCATGGAGAACAAGGAGGCCGGTATCATGGGTCCCGATCTTCTCAGTGCCGGACATCACATTGGTACCATTGGACAAAGTCTGCGCAATGCCAACCAACAGCTTCGTTCTGATCCCGTGATCAGCAAGCAAGACATCGGGCCCTGGATGAATAGCACCATTGAGGCCGATGTGACCCGCATCCCTCTTGAACTTGGTTCTAATTAATTTACTGGAACACTTGTAATTGTATAACGTATCTTTTATAGCGATACACTATACGATGGAAGACTCATTGACGTATTTAGTTCTTTTATTCATACTAATTGGATGCATATATCTGTATTTTGAAAACGAAATAGATTTTGATTTAAAGTGTATTGTATCAAGTCATGACGGTAACAAATATTGCGTACGCGATAGAAAGCGATTAGGCGAAGCAAGCGATTTACTTGCAAAAGTTACAGAAAAATGCAAAGAACTTACTGCGTATATGAAGAACCAACATGGCGACAAAGAATGCGTAAAACGCTTGGTCACAGGATTTAAGGAAACGATCATTAAAGAAACGCTACCCACGAGTAAACTGACCGCATATAGCGAAAATAAAGGCGAAAAAATCGCATTTTGTCTTAACCGCAAAAAGGACAATAACGATCAGCTTATTGATGAACATACATTGACGTTTGTCGCCATTCATGAGCTTGCCCATATTATGACTATATCAATCGGACATAAAAAGGAGTTTTGGGACAACTTTCAATTCCTTTTGGAAAATGCCAAAGAAGCCGGTATTCACAATCCAGTGGATTATAAATCAGCGCCCCAGGAATATTGCGGGATGAAAATCACGGATAATCCATACTACGACAAAAATTGATTTTGATTCAAAAATGTACCAGATATATATAACACCATGTCAAACCGCAACCAAGATATATTCCATAGATCACTGCTTGAGCGCAAAATAAGCCTCCATATAAATCAAGTTGGGAGCAATACGAAACAAAATCTTGAAGATAAACTTAATGCAATGATAAGCGAAAAGTGTGTATCCGAAGGGTTTATACGCAGCGGAACAATTAATATTGTAACCTATACATCAGGAGACGTTGTAGGAGACCAGATAGTATTTACATGCGCATTTGAATGTGATGTATGCAATCCAGTGGAAAATATGTATATATCATGCAGTGTCCAAACAGTAACCAAAGCAGGTGTACACTGTGAATATGTAGATCCAATCAGCAAAGGTAAGCCATTACAAATATTCATTGCACGCGATCATCATTATAATGACGCTGACTATAATGAGCTTGCAGAAAACGATAATATACGCGTAAAGGTCATTGGAACAAGGTATGAATTGCACGATCCGCACATTTGTGTAATTAGCACGCTTGTAAAATAACACCCAATACAAAAATCAATATAAATGGTTTTTTACTGTCACTATAATGACAAGTGTAGATATTGTCGCGATCGGAAAAAAAATCGAAACCCTAACAAAAGAACAACATATAGATATTTTGCAAATATTGGTGAATCATGACGTAACACTAAACGAAAACAAAAATGGTACATTTGTAAACTTGTCTGTTCTCGACAAAAATACGATTGATGATATAAAAGGCCACTTGCAGCATATAACCAGACAAGAAGAACAATTAAAAGAATCAGAGTTAAAGAAAGACCAATTCAATAAGGAATTCTTTACAGAAACAGTATAAACCTTATGATACAAATATTCCATCTGTACCATGATAGACACAATGTTTGTTATTCGTAACCATCTTCAACGAGATATGCTGGAAATTAGCAGTATTTTTGATATTTCTAATTACTCTCATCAATTTCTAACATCACAACACATTAAACAAATAGACGGGGGCGAACCGCCGAAATTATATGTTGGTCGCAACAACAAGGATGTGGAAGAAGTACTTGTAGTAAACAAAGTATACAAAACTGTGTCGTCGCCGTCGTCAAAGGCAGCGTCAACCCCGCAAATGCACTCAGAAAAAATAGAGCGAACTCCAAGAATAACAAAGCATCCTGACCAATTGTTCTGGACAGTATATGAAATGCACTATGGGCATGAGGATTTTCAAATGATACGCATTAATTACGGTAATCGTTATTTAGAAGAGCGTCTGAACATATGCCAGCAACTCATGGATACAAATATGCTGAAGAGCATGAATCATCGTATAACAAAGGGACAAATAGAAGGGATCTATGGTGAATTAATGACACCTTCACGTTCAACGAGTCTTTTGGCTCTACATGCTCTCTGTTGCCACTACAAAATACGCGTGATTATACTAAACAAGACAAAACGACGATACACCATATTTCATCACGAGACAGGATATACGAAAACCCATATTATAGAGGAACTAACAAATCGCATCGGAAAAGATCCAGGCTACAGGTCACTGAAAGAGAATATTTCAGATGATGATATTGAACCATTATTGAATGGATATATCAAAATGCATCACTATGAAAAACCATTGGCGCCAATCAGTAAGTATAAAATATCCGAGCTGCGTGAAATTGCAAACGACTTGGGCATTGACTCTACCGTAACGAAACCCATTCTTTATGAAAAGATATGCCAGTTTATGGCGTAATTGCTGAGCGAAAATTGATTAGGCATTATTTTATACGATATTGTATATAACACAGACATATGGAACTCGAAAAACTCGTAACCACCTATTTAGATAGCAATCCTATCATCAGGGACAATGACCGTGTAAAGGAGTTTGAAATTCGCTTTGGAACCATCCATAATAATGCACGGAAAATCACCCAGATAGATTACGATAATGTTGCCAAGCATCTCCTGGCATGTGGGTTTCACATACAGTCGGAAAATCACATGTTACGTATTACAAATGAGTATGTCGATCGCAATACCGGCGAAAAACTTATGTCAAGGAACGTTCGTTGTGAAATCGATGGAGAAAGTATTATCAAACAATACTGTCGAACAAATAGTATTCAAACTGTACTTGACAGTGGGAGTGCACAACAGGTAAAATTCGTACAAAAAGGAGCATATCGTGACGAAGATGGAAATCCAGTACGGTATGCCAATGTACCTGACTATAACATGCGCGCGTCATTCCAAACAGAAACGAACCTACGAGTGACATCAGGCATTGTACAGAATATCATTCGCACATGGTCTGACTCAAAAAAGGGTTTTCGATTGATTAACCGAACCCGATTTGTACATCCCATATATCCTCTGTTTGCAGACATCAGTATGGTCAAAACATCCGCAAAGAAGGGCAGGGATTACATTCCTGCATACACCATGGAAGATGCAGGTGTGTTCAAACGCTCGCCCGGATACGAGATTGAGATTGAAGTGGACAATAATAGAGTCGGTTCAGGTACTCCATTTGCTGATACAAAAGCCCTTGTTGCTGTTATGAAAAAGATTATAAGAGTCATCATCGGCGGGATGCAGCAAACCAAATACCCCATCTCATATACCGAGCACGATAAGGTTTTGGAGAATTATATGAAAATCGCTCACAAAGAAATAAAGGATCCCGAAACCCGACATTTTATTGGTCCCGGGTCAACCACCCTCCAGATTGAAAACATTGTTGAGAAAAATAATGCCAATGTTCCAAATATACGGACAAACTACTGCGTTACCGATAAGGCAGACGGAGAGAGGAGACTTCTTATGATAAATAACGATGGACGCATATACATGATCTCAACAAATATGCGAACTATATTCACCGGCGCAATCACGAATAACAGCAAACTATTTAATAGTATACTCGACGGAGAATACATAAGGACCAAGTCAGACACATATATCTTTGCGGCATTTGACCTATACTTTGTAAATGGTGACGATAAACGCTCACTTCCGTTTATACATACGGACCCCGAGAATACGAATACCAGACTTGCATTCATGCAGTATTTTGTGGATTCCCTAAGACCACTATCGGTACTCGTTGATAAAAATAAAAATCGCCCTTCGCCTATTCAAATTACCACGAAAACATTTGTAGCAACCGATGAGAATGTTAGCATATTTGCATGTTGTGCAAAAATATTATCAAATGTAAAAGACAGTCTTTATAACTATGAAACCGACGGGCTTATCTTTACCCCTTCCCTTCTTCCAGTTGGAGCCAATAAACAAGACGACCTGCCATCCAGAATGAAACGAACGTGGGAGCATTCATTTAAATGGAAGCCTCCGCAGTTCAACACGATTGATTTCCTCGTAACCTCGAAAAAGGATGATGTTGGGAAAAATGAAATACACCATCAATATCAGGATGGGGTCAATGTTAGTGATCAGACCCTTCTTAAGTATAAAACAATGATACTTCGTTGCGGGTACGATGAAGCACGTCATGGTATTGCCAATCCATGTGAAACTGTACTGCGTGGGGAGGCACATATAACGCCTCGACTTGACGGAAGGAACTACAAACCAATGCCATTTATACCCACAACACCTTACCAAGAAAATGCGTATATTTGCAACGTTGCCGTTAACGAACGCGACGATATGTTAACGCTTGAAGGTGAAGCATTTGATAATAACACAATCGTAGAGTTTCAATACGATCTATCGAAACCCAATGGCTGGAACTGGGTACCCCTTCGCGTGCGACATGACAAAACAGCGGAACTCCATAATACGGGTCGCAACTTTGGAAACGCATACCACGTTGCAAATGCCAACTGGAAATCAATCCACAACCCCGTCACCGATGACATGTTGACCACAGGACAGAATATTCCGGACGAGTCAGTAAGTTCAGACATATACTACAACAATGTGTCTATAACCGAGTCGAAGACACGCAACCTCCGTAACTTCCACAATTTAATTGTGAAAAAACGTCTTATCCAAGGGGCACTTAGTGAAGGAGGCACGCTGATTGATTATTCCGTAGGAAAAGCCGGCGATCTTCCCAAATGGCTGTATGCCAAAGCAAAATTTGTATACGGCATTGACTTGAGTCCGGATAACATTCACAATAAAATCGACGGGACTTGCATCCGGTACATTAAAGAGGCGAGAAAGTCCAATAAAATATTCGACGCAGTCTTCAGTGTAGGAAATACATCCGAAAACATTGTCACGGGCGAAGCATTCGATAATGACAAGGATAAATCCGTGAATGATGCCATCTTTGGAAAAGGTGCACGTGAAGGATTAGGTAAAGGCGTGGCGTCAGTATATGGGATTGCCGCCAAAGGGTTCGATGTAGGGTCCTGTCAGTTCTCGCTACATTACTTCTTCAAAAATAAGAAAACCCTCCATAGTTTCGTGCGAAATCTCGCAGAAACAATCAAGGTTAACGGACGTTTTATAGGAACCTGTTACGACGGGAATGAGGTATTCCGAATGCTTGCTTCGCACCAATCCGGCGAGTCGGTCAGTTTGTATCGAAAAGGAACCAAAATATTCGAAATCATGAAACGCTACAGTGAAACTGGGTTTCCCAATGATGAATCCAGCTTGGAATATGCAATCGATGTATTTCAGGAAACCATTAACCAATACTTCCGCGAATATTTGGTAAACTTTACTTACTTCACAGAAGTCATGGAAGACTATGGGTTTACCGTTATCAGCGACGAAGAAGCGTCCTCGATGAACCTACCCAGAGGATCAGGGTTATTCTCATTGCTTGCGGATGAGTCTAATATACCCGGGAGCGCAGCGCGCATGTCGAAAGAAGAAAAACAGATCTCGTTCCTGAACCGATTCTTTGTATTCAAAAAAGTAAGAGACGTCGACGCCAGCATCGTAATGAAAAATGCATTAGTGGTTGAAGATCCAGAAATCGTCGTTCGTGCAGACGAAGACATCATAGAGGAGGTGTACGCGCCTCGAAAGACAGATAAGAAAACGCTAATTGAATAACCATATAGAGTCCTTTTTTCATATAATATATCGTTATTATGACCTATTATATGTTACCTCATACTACAAAAAATATACTACAACACATACAGTGCATAACAGGGGATGAACCTCCAGTTATTTCTACATCATACACACTTTCAAAGTATATTACGGGAATGAAAGAGCGAATTACGCCAGTAGAATACCTATGGGATGAATATAAGAAGTATACCAATCCCTATGAATTTATACATACGCCCATACCTTCAAGGCATAAATCCATTGCTCGTTACAAACCTTTGTCCAGATCTTACTTCAAAATGATAGAAATGATTCATCTCTTCGACCTTATTGACAACAATATATCGTTCCAATCATTTCATCTTGCCGAAGGTCCGGGCGGGTTCATTGAAGCAGTCGCAAGAACACGAGAAAATCAACATGACCGGTACATAGGCATGACTATTCAAGATGAAGACGTCAGTGTACCTGGGTGGAAACGTACACATCATATACTGAAACGGTACCCTAATATTTTTATTGAAAATGGGGCAAATAAAGACGGGAACATACTAAACATGGAAAATTTTGCAAGCATAAACGATAAGTATCGACACAGTATGAACCTAATTACAGGGGATGGCGGGTTTGATTTCTCCGAAAATTTCAATTATCAGGAACATGAGATTATAAAGCTACTGTATGGTCAAATGTGTTATGCATTGGTCATGCAAAAACAAGGTGGACATTTTGTATTGAAGATGTTTGACTGTTTTTATCAGCACACGATTGACATTCTCTATATTTTGTCGGCGTTTTATCGAAAAGTGTATATTTGCAAACCACATACAAGCAGATACGCAAATTCGGAAAAATATGTCATATGCAGAGACTACATTAAACATGACAACATTGATGTCTATAGTCTATTATGCCCTTCCTTATCCGATGTAATAAATGCACCGAACCATATTCAGCGTTTAATCAACATGCCCATTTCTTCATTTTTCATGTCAAAAATCCAAGAGTACAATGCCGTTCTTGGTCAGCAACAACTGGAAAACATCATGCTAACTCTAAACTTGATAACACAAGATGCATGTGAACCAGATAAAAAACCAAATCATGCACTGAGATATGCAAATAATATTACGCGTTGTGTACAATGGTGTAACAAATACAACATTGATACAAATGCAACCGTTGTTGCTGAGAATATGCATGTCACTTAAATTAAATTACGGATTGTCGTTACCTTACAATTACGCATTTCCCCGTCCGGTCCAACAGATGGGGTACATTTAATAGGGTAACCCGTTTTGTCCTTTACTGTGTAACCGGGACTTGGTACGCCATATGCCACCGCATTTGCCGTATTTCTACCAAGGGCAGTCAAGAATGATGCAGCAGCATCAGTAATTGTATTATACCGCAAACGCGCAAGTCTTGAACTGGAGTCGACTGCACCTTGTTGCCCATACTGAGGATTATTAGGCTTGTAATAAAGTGCTACATATGACCCCTTGATAGGCGGGTTCTCCGATGAAGAATGTAGGTTTGCATTTGTATCTTGAGTACCTCCGCCAATTGCAACAGTTGGATACGTTCCAGCAGCAAATCCCAACGCATCCGCCAAAGGTCCCGCGGATATTCGAATACCGGGAACCACTGCACTACTTGGTATAGACCATGTAGTGATCGTGTTTAGTTCGGAATCTTTTGGCATTTCAAAAGGTGCAACACCGTGAGTAGCAGGATCCATAGTCAATGTAGTAAATTCCACCTTATTGGTACTACTATTGTAGCCAATGTTCAAAAAGAATACCTTCGACCCTGTAGATGCCGAAACCAAATAATGGAAATTGAGTATCATTGCATTTTTCAAAAGCAAATTTATATCATTAACATTGTAATCTCCGGCAGGAACATTGACCGTATAATATATACCATCCACCCACTGGTACTCAAATGACGTTTGAGCAAGAGTAATCTTGGTGCAATTTGTTACGGTATTTGTAGTATATACATTATTTATACTGGCAGACGTCCCAGGAATAGCCGCCATGTCACCCTCGCGAATATAGTAATGTGAAGCCCGCTCATACGATTTCGAGCGGCTATCTAAATACTGTTTGGTAGAAGACAAGAACTTTTTAGAATTCATTCCACTACTCCTTACTCGACGAAGGGCATTTGATGCAGGATTATAAGTACTGCATGCATCACAATTGGAATTGGGCGAGTTAATGTGAACAACGCCACAAGATCCACATGTCGTAGACGTTGAATTAACAATGGTTGAACCCGGTTGGTCAAGAGAGGACATCGGTACATTCGCTCTACTGCCTGAAGCGCCCATGCGTTCACGTCGGTACCCCTTCACTGGATGAGGAGCAAATGGAGAAGAACTGGTACCAATGTTATATTTATTCACACTTGATAACTGACTAAGAGTTGTGCCTTTCCATGAAATTATTGGAGTCATCTGGTATAGTATACATTTATAAAAAAACCATTATGTAAACTAAATTAGAATTGCCTTGGTATTATTATCATGACATCAATACTACCAAGTGATATAGTTCGACGACAGTATATAGAACGAAATTCAACAGTCCATACTGACGAAGATAATAATAACGATTCCTCATTATCTTCTGATGATGAGGAAAACATTCCAAGAGCAACCCGTGTAATTGCACCAAAACCCAGGGATATTGAATCACAACTACCGTCAGTTAACAGTTCATCCATAGTTGTACCAAGAAGAGCCATTGAAGTAGAATTACAGTTACATCAAGATATGACAACGATAATGGCGTATATAATTTTTATATTTTTCATTGTCGGGGTAATTGTAATATCCGTTCTAATTATCAAAGACTTGGGATTGGACAAATAGTTTTTTATGCCAATATCATATATGACAAGAATACTCATCATACTTACACTATTAACCATTTTCATGTTGGTCAAAATTATTGTTTCAGATACGCAGGAAGGAATCGAAAATACTATTATCATGAAGAGCCAAGAAGAAATGATTAGAAAGGTTATACGTGACGAACTTGGTAATTTCAAAGAACGATTAGACGAAGTCGATGAACATGTATTAAAAAGCTATTGTCAAACTGTCGATCCCAAAATAGACGAACGTGTCTATGAAGGCGAGACAGCTGACCAGAAAAAAGAAAGGTTAAAAGAAGAGAGGTTTGAAAGAGATAAGACCGCATTTTGTAAGAAAAAGGCGGCACTATATGGCTGGGAACAACAAGAATGGAAATACACCGATCAGGATAGACAAAGTGCAATGGCCGAACTCAAGGGTAGTAAAAGTTCATCATCTACATCCAATGACGCGGTCTCCGGAGAAACAAATGGCGATTGTACCTACATAAAGAACGGTCCAAGACATAATGAATGGAAAGGGAGCATGAAGAAAACATTCGAAGTAATAAGGCGTTGCGGCAACTCCTTAAAGTTGATTTAAATCAATATAGATGTTGTAACAAATATAGTGTAACCATGTTTATTTCACTATATTTAGACAGATTTGATGATACCTATATAAATTTTATGGATACCAAAGAAAATACCATCACAAATGGAGTGTTTACGAAAATTTTATATTCAGAACCACTATTTACCATGAATGGATTGCACTTTTTATTTCCCATCGTATTTACTGAAGTATATAACAATAATTATAACAAAACCTTCATTAAATTCCAACCAAAATTCCACCTTAACAACAACATACTCATATATTTATCACGTATTGAAGAGAGTGTCCTCCACACATACAATAACAAAAAAGCAAAGATGCTTAAATTACAGGAGCAACTAAAAAGTGGTTGTGTAAAAGTAAACACAACCAGTCGGATTGTACCAGGATCTACCAAGTTTTCAATAAAAATATCGGGAGTCTGGGAAAATAGCACATCTATTGGAATCACCTACAAGATTTCAAAGATACAATAATCATAGATCCGCCGAGGATTGTAATATACAGGTTGGCACTATTTTTTCTTTGTTGTCAACCAACTTTTTATAACACTTGTTAATCGTTACCTCACTAACCCCACATACGTTCTTCATTTCTTTTTTTGAAATATTCATTGTGTATATGCGCGATACGAAATATAATATCCCAGAAGCCACCGCATGAGGAATATTATCGTCAATAATGCTGTTACGCTCAACCTTGTTTGTTATAAATTTTGCCAACATAATCTGGTCTTGCTGAAAATTCAGACGGCACGCAAACCTTTCAATGAATGAAATTGGTTTTATTTCGTTGAGTTTTGTCTGTAACGACGGGTCCATACCACGTTCTATGTTATGCAATATTGTAACCGCAATTGAACAGCCGTGCGTCGCACTTGCATTATCCAAGTGGGATATATCTGCAATTTCATGCGCATTTCGCGGACAACCATTCAAACGGCATGAAATGTAGATTGATGCAGCACGAATACCATCGCGATTAAGACCACGATACATCTTTTGTTCGGATATATCTTTGTATATTACCATTGCACAGTCAATAAATATCTTTGGTATTCCTGCATTGTGAGCCATCGTTGTAATAAATTGAAACTCGTCGTTCAATGCCTTTTCGCGATGAGGCATTGCTTGCCATTCCGTCCATTTTTTGATCTTTCGCATTTCAAAACTGGACTTTCCATTCGTAAGCACCTTACAACCAAATGATGATTCAACTAATAGGGGATTAATAGGATTCCCGCACCGTGTAGGATCCTTTCCATGTTTTTCATCGCCATAGAATGACCACTCGGGCGAGTGATCGATAGCGGTTCGATATATTATACCACATTCCTTATTAGTACATGTCGGAAGACCATTGTCCATGATCATAAGGGGATATTGACAAGATGTACATGAATTGCAAATCGCGGAAGTTGTTTGACTGATTTTGCTGTTATCTTTATCAAACATTTCCCACATACGCGACTTTGCTTCATCACTGTACGTTTTCTTTATCTTCTGGGTTTTATTATGTGGTTTTGAAGACACAAATATATCTGTAATTCGTGGTTGTGACACATCCGGTGCGGTTGTTGCGTGAGCCATAATGTTATTTATACTACGTTTATTTTGAATAAACGCAGTAGTCATCTGTACTATGCATTCATCTATTTGCATCCTTCAATTTTACCATTATAAATTGAACCGTACCGTCTTTTCCAGCTGCTCCATCATTTCGTCACCATACACTAAACTTCCCGTTGGTTTGTATTTATCCGTAGATCTATAATCCTTACCTTTACGTCCACGTGGCGCAGGTTCTGGTTTTTCCTCTTCCACCACCTCTTCCACCACCTCTTCCACTACAACACCACTTGATGTTATTGTCTTTCCTGTTTTTTCTTTTACCTGTTCCCTGACATAACTCGGTACCCATTTGCTCCAAGATATAAATAACATTGAGGGGTGTGTATACTTGACATGGAACCCATTATCTGTTAATTTCATCATTACATATCCAATACACTCACCCTTGTCATATAACGGTTGACCAAAAATGTATTCCGGTACATTGTACCATATGAATTTTTGCGCGCATTTTTGTCGACTTACCACCTTAATACGCTGGTGAATTCTATTAAGTATTTTATTAAAAATCGAAAGTTGTTTCAAATCCCTCTCATGATTCTTTTGATATAATTCATCTATATCAATTTCATCTTCAACGTCGGTTTCATTTGGAAGAAGAAACGAAGACATATTACACTGTTCCGGTAAAAAAAATAGAGAAATACAACTCATAATCCTATGAATATAAAACGTTTGGCTATTTCGGGAGGAGGGTATATGGGAATTGCGTTGTATGGAGCTCTTAAACAATTACAGATTGATAACGTTTATGATCCTAAAAATATTACACATATATACGGCACCTCAGCAGGCGCAATCCTTAGTGTACTTGTTGCTCTGAAATATGACTGGAATGACGTGGACACATATATTCTTGAACGTCCATGGAACAAACTATTCGATGTGGACTTTGAAACAATCATTAGCTCATTTGGTTCGTGTGGCATTGTCGACAGTCATATCATTGACGATATTCTTTTACCATTTTTAGGTGGACGAAATTTGTCATCTACCGTTACATTCGACGAATTTAAATCACAAACCGGTGTGTCGCTGACGATTGTAGCTACAAATTCTGAATTATTACCTGTGTATTTTTCACCTAAAAGCAATCCTTCCACACCGGTACTTGACGTAGTACGTGCATCATGTAGCATTCCTGTTGTATTTCAACCTTCTTATGTAAACAACGAAATATACATAGACGGCGCATTCTCAGATAATTTTCCTGTCTCTAAATGTGAATCAGAAACAGAAGACTGTGATTATTTAGCAGTAGGTCTTGATGACCGGTTTACCTATCCATTTGACACGACAAACCTACTCACTTTCGCGTTTTCATTATTTTCAAAAATACTCATGATCATTTTTTGCAGACCATTATTGAATATTAATGAAAATAATACCCTTCTTGTTCGACATGGCGGCATGAGCATAACGGATGCTATAAATATTGTCGAAAACAAGGGCAAACGTCAAGATCTGATTCGTCTTGGTATGAATGCCGCGACCAAATGGGTTGCAGGTAAAAATAATACGAAGAATATGTGAATCTAAACTATATAATGTCGGAATCGACCGAGCCCAGACCCGCCATTGAAATACCAGAAGGTGGTGATCCGGGTGTAATTGAAGTACCTGACAGCAAACCAACTCGTCGCGACAGTCTCTATGATAAGATTCAGAACAAACTGGATGATCAGGATTTTACCCAAAAAATCAAGGTAACCGGCGCATTGTTGTTTGAGTTCTATCGTGTTATGATGGGTGCCATGCTTATCATTTTTGTTCCTCAACAATGTGGTGACCATGTTTGTAGCATGAGTGAAAACATTAACCGCGAGGACGGTGGTATGTCTGAAAGTGCGTTCGTCGCAAATCTTGTAACACTGGGAACATTTCTTGTCATGTACTACTTCGAAGTAAAGCGTGAAAATGCACTGATCAATAATCTCGAGGTCAATACCGACAAACCACGATCCAACGAGGCGGTTGGGGAACATTTGTTGGCCATGCCCGAACATCTCAGAGAACTGGTACTGGGTCTTGATCATGAATATCAAATTACTGCAGGAGCAGCTATGGTATGTTTCCTTGTAAACACGGCCCTAAGCATAATCCCTATTATGAACCATTACTTAGATAGCAAGACTCTCAGTGTACTCATCACAAATGTGATGTTTATGAGTCTTAAATTAGTAGATGTTTATTCCACAACAAACACTGAGAAGAATATCTTTTATTCTGCATTTATGACTCGCAAGGTACAATTCAACGATGTTGATCCTGATGTTCGTGTAACACCACAGAGTTCAGAATCTGATGTCGAAAACGGCGTTTCTGATGATGTCGAAATGGTGCACATAGAACCAGAAGAGTCATCAAGTTCAGGTGACTAAAGTTCATCTTCGGATTAATCGTCTATGCATTGCATTACATTGCATAGATAGAAATTTACGACCCAATCATCGTATCCAAAAAGTTCTCCAAATTATCACTGGTGATACGAGCATCAAAGTCG